GAGACAAAGCACCAACTGCCGCAGTAAGTTTCTTACCTTCAGCATCAGACAAAGCACCCATGCCTTTAAGAGCCTGAACTTGTGGCAAGAATGTTTGAGCCTTGAATGTTTCCAATTGAGCCGCAAAACCTGCCGCATCTGTGCCTGGGATCATTGAAAGTTGTGCGCCACCAAATCCGACAGCCGCCTTCTTGCCAGGATGCTTAGAGATAGTGTCCAAAGTATCAATAGCACTATCAAATGACGATACAACTCCAAGTTTTTGCAGTTCAGCCGCTTTTTTCTTTTCATCAGCCGCTTCTCTACGAATGTCTAATGACTGTTGTTGGAAGCCTTGTGTAATTGCAGATAACTCTTTTCTTGCCTCAACTTGCATTTGAGCAATTTCTTTAGCAGTAGCATTACGATCTTTAGCCGCTTGAATATTTGCATCAATACGTTCTCTTGCCATTTGTAAAGCATTATCACGTTGTGCCGCACGATCAGAAGATGATTGTAGTGCCGCCAACACTCTATCAGGACTACCATATTTAGTAACAACGCCAAGAACTTGCTCTTGAGTAGCGTTAGCACCAAGTTTTGATAACTCATCACGCAACTTAGCCTCTTGTTGTGCAGAAAATACTTCTTTTTGGTATTTAGCACCAGTTAATTGAGACTCAAGTTGTTGTTGGCCTAATGCAACTGCTTGTTGATTCAAAGCCATTGCACCTTGAATATCTCCTGCTTGAGATAGTTTTTGAGATGCACTTTGCAAAGAACCTGCATTACCCAAATCAACTTCACGCAATATAGCATTTCGTGCGCTGATTATTTGTAACTGTGGGTCTTGTGCGCCCAATGCTCCAGCCAACTGCCTACCACCATAGATAAGGCTAGTACGAGCAGATGCAAAAGGATCGAGTTGTCCTAGTTCTGCTGACTGGGCTAATGCCTGTTGATTTTGTTGCGCCTGATACGACTGAGGAGTCACGCCAAACAAACCACCTACTATATCTGTTGCCATCTGGTTCTCCTTAAAGATTAGCGTAGCCTAATGGTATTTGACCACCGCCATACACGTCTGTATATGTTGGTGCAAGCATTCCTGAACTTGTTATTCCACCCCCTGCTCCGCCATAGTTTTGCAATGTATTCCCACCAATTTGTTGAGCAAGATACGGGTTTGATCCAATACCTTGTAAAACATTAGCCAATGGGTTGAAAGCATTACCTGCTTGTGCCGTTCTTGCGGCTCCCATTCCACCAGTTAGCAATGCTTGTCCAACATTAGCCCCTGCCGTAGCAGATCGACCAGCCAGTGCCGCACTAATATCCAATGGAGATTGACCCATTTGCTCAATAGTTCCACCCAATCCCAATGAGGTTTGGAATGGTGACAATGCACCAACTTGACCAGCCTGATATTGACCAAGCAATTGTGATCCACTGCCAAACAATCCAGCACCAAATGCAGTTTGTTGTTGACCAGCCGCTTGAGCCTGTGCCGCCAACTGTGCATCTTGTTGTGCCATAGCGTTGTAATAGGCTTCTAACTCAGGATTACTTGCGCCTAAACCTTGTGAGCCACTTGGACGCAATCCTGTTGCACCTACTGATAAACCACCACGACCTGTTTGGAAGAGTTGATTTTGCAATTGTGCATACTGTCTTTCACGACTAGGAGCAAGCAAGTTCTGTTGCTGTTCCATATACTTCTGAGCCGCCTCTTGAGGAGACTGAGATAAATATTGACTACCAAGGTTAAACAATCCACCAGCCGCACTCTGTAATGGCGCATATTGTTGTTGAGCCATCAATCCTTGCTGTAACTGCTGTCCAGTTAACGCTTGTAGTTGGTCTTGATAGGCTCGTAACTCTGGAGATACGTTGTATCCCGCACCAATTAGATTACCTTGATCATCAGTTTGGAAATTGCTTGATCCATAACGAGTTGTTATTCCAACTGGTCTGAACCTAGCCGCATCAGCCGCTATTCGTGCAGATTCCAGTTGTGCGGCGGCAGAGGTATTTGCGGCACTTTTAGCCGCATTTCCCTGTATTACTCCACCGACTATGCTTGCTCCTGCGGCCCATGCTGCTGGCATATTATTTCCCCTTAATTAAAACTTCATCCACTTTAGACGAATCTTTTTCGTCAGTAGCATGGATGCAATACCAAACACAATCTGTAATAGCCTTAACTCCATGAGTAAGACCTGCTTTTATTTCAATACACGCTGGTGCATCAACAATATCAATCTCTTCGCCACGCAACACAGCAACTTTACCTTTTGCCAAAATAGACAAATGACTGTAATTATGGGTATGCTTTAGAATAGCCTCACCCGCATTAAATGCCATTTCTTTGGCATACAGTCCATCAGTAAAGTGATGTGCAATCATGCTGTGCGCTTCCACATATAGACAGTTATGTATGGCTGATAGTTAGCATTTGTGCCACTAGAGCCAGCAGATGCAACTGTTGTTGTAGATGTAATATTTGCTGTACTAGATTGCGTTGCGCTTACTGTTCCACCAAAACTAAATGAATTTCCTTCTACTTTTCCTCCACCAGTTGTCCATGCGGCAGGAGAAATTGCGTGAGTATGTCCTGAATCCGTTGATGAAGTTGTAGCCGTATGGGTGTGGCTTACAGTAATAGCATCTGCGCTACCACCAGTTTCTTCTGCGCTGTCAAACAAGGCATTGCCAGAGTCAAAGCCAACAGGAACACGCCCTGCACCAAAGGCTGTCCAAGTACCAAAGCCAAGCAAAGTGCCTGCGTTTGTGCTTGATGTCGCATTTGTGTAGATAGAGCCAACAGGGTAAAGCAAAGCAATAGCCGCTTGCACAAACGCAGTTGTCGCCAGCAAAGTAGTGTTATTTCCAGCACTTTGAGTAACAGCAGTTGTGCCAGTAGGCAAAGAAGGAGAACCCGTAAAGGTAGGACTTGTTAAATCTGCCTTAGTAGCAATAGCCGTAGCAATGTTGTTGAACTCAGTGTCAATCTCAGTACCCTTGACAATCTTTAAAGCATTACCAGAAGATAGATTGTCTTTGGTAGCAAAGTTCGTGCTTTTGGTGTAATCACTCATGATAGTTTCCCTTGTTTAGCCTGTATCTCAATCTTCTGAATAGACAATGGTGTTCCATTTATGTCTGACTCATAACCAGTTTGAACAACTTTTCCAGCACCCGTTGCAGAAACAACAAGCGTTTGCAAAGCCACACCATCGCTGTACTCAGCAATAGTCGTAGCATTAGCGCCATACTCAGCAATCCCGTAATAAGACTCGCCCTGAGTAGGAATTGTGCTGTTGTCTGACAAATAATTGGTCTTAAAGTCAAAGCCCCACTTAAATGTCACAATCTGGTTGCTTCCACCAATAACCACAATAGACAACTTCTTCAAGACAGATGTTTGATTCTGATTACCTAAATCAGCATGGTTTGTGTAATACAACATCCTATAAGAAGATGTGTAATCTTGATAAGTGCTATACAAGCCAATATAGCCATTCTTACCAATGTAGAGACTTCCATCTCTGCGAGACAAGAGTGCTGTTGGCTGAATAGAATCCCAAGTTGTCACCCTAGATGCGCCATTTTGCAATATGCCTTTTGTATCAAAGCAATACACAGCACCAATGCTAGGCGTAGTCAACAAGTAAAACGCTTCACGCTCAGAATAGACAGACTTAATGTTGGCTAATGTCTCACCAGCAATAACGCTAGTTAAGTCATTACGAATATTTTTAGATAAGTCCCTCTCAGGCGCAGACTTCTCTTGAATAGTTCTCATCAATGAACGAACACCAGAGTTAGATAAAAACAACACATCTGTGCTTGTTGTCTGAATACTGTCTCTAGCAATGCAACCAATTCCCTCAACTGTGTCGCTCAAGGTCATCGTAGAAGGGCTAGTCGCTCCTGAGTAAACCAAGATTTGACGCATACCAAAGATGAACAAGAAGCCGTTATGAGCCGCCAAACCAGTAATCTGGTCAGCGCCATTCACCCATACATTGTTGACATTCAAAGAACCAGCAGTTCCTGTTGACCACACATGACCTGCAATCAAGTCACTAAAGTAAACAGTAGAATTGTTAGAAGTGGTGTTAGCCGCCCACAAACGACCAAACGCTGATATACAAATATTTGCATCAGGAACAGTAGCCGCATAACCAGTTTTCTCAGAAACTCGTCTATAAGTAGTTGTACTTACGGCAGGGTCATATATCAATGGGTTATAACCAGACTGGAAAAAGTAGGTTATTCCATTTAAAGAAGCACATTGCCAATTGCTTGCTGTGATAGTTGGGGCAGTACCCCCACCCCCGTAGGTCAGTTCTGTAACAACATTGGATGCACCCAACTTGAATAACTTATTGTTTCCAGCAAATAAAACAGTCAAAGTGCCATCAGCCTGAACTAACTCATGGATAACCTTGACATCATTAGCACCTAAGTTGCCACTAGAAGAGTTAACCCTTGACCAGCCTTTACGTGCGCCAATGCGTCCATATTGGTCAATGATGCAGTTTGTTGCAACTAAAGCATAGCCTTGGCCTAAGTCCAAAGGAGAATCTTGGGTGTTTAACCCGTAAAAGCCTGGTGCGCTTATGCTAGAGACTTGGATTGCTTGGCTCATACCGCTACAAATCCTTGGTTCTCAGGATAACGTGTGCCTTCCAATGCTATGTGGTCAGACAACATTGTTTTGTATAGCGCATAAGCCTCAGAGGAAGATAGTCCACCATCCTCACCACGCTCCACTAAAGCCCTTGCATAGGCGTTTTGAGCCACTAAAACATCAGGTACTTTGACCACAGTACCATCAGCACTCAAAGTGGCTTGTGGGACTGTTAAAGAGAATGGGATGCTATACACGCCATCAGGACGAGGATAGAGAGTTACCTTTGTATCACCATTACTATCTACGCCATCAAAGGCATAGTAAGAAGGGATAGCACTTATAGGGGTAGAGAAGTTCTGAAAACGATTCATACTAGCAAAGTCGATATTCTTCATACCAAGATTGCTTGTTGCATTTATCACATCTTGAACTTGGAACTTCTGACCAGAACCAGTTAAAGAGTAGGAATATGTGCCAGAAGTAGTAGACAGGGTAATTGTTGTGCCAAGGACATTCCAAGAAAAAGCATCTTCTACTTGACGCTTTGCATCATTGACAAACTTACCAATTAAAGTGGAATACGAGGTTTCGCTGTTCGTAGAGACAGTAGTCTCACGTAACCGAATCAGTACATCGTTAATTAACTCTAGATAGGTCATCTGCTTGCCTTTGCCTTATTCCTTGCGGAAATTGACTTGGCTTTTGCCTTTGCGTCAGCCTTTGAGGATGCACCCCATGCTTTAAGCGAAAGAAGCAGTCTAGTTGGTTCACCTTTCTTGTCGTACTCAGGGCCATCATTGCCACTCATACGAGCCAAGAAACTTGCTCTGCGAGGATTATCCCCCGACTTTACTGGTGCTTTCAGATTACCACCAGTTTCCGCATTATAAGATGCTCTGCCCTTGGAGTTCAACCCCCCTTTAGCATTTTTACCTTCGGAGCGTTGCCAAGCGGGAGTTTTCATCACTTCACCTTTTTTGGTTTCTTTGCGGTTTTAGCAGACTCAATAAACGCTTTGGCAGTTGGCGCACCTTTGCTACCAACTTTCCGCATACGTTCACCAGAGCCAGCCTTAATTCTTGCTTGTTTGGCATTGATATTGGCATATAGTCCTTGCTTCATTTCTTCTTCGCCTTACCAGCCTCTGATAGGGCAATTGCTATGGCTTGTTTCTGAGACTTGACAACCTTGCCACCCTTGCCTGAGTGCAGATCACCTGCTTTGTACTCACGCATGACTTTGCTAATCTTTGTTTGTGCTTTAGTCTTTTTCATACTAACTCCGTTACTGAAACTGTTGAAGAAGTTACAGTAGCATCTTTAATAAACGCAATCTTTTGGCCTGGGCTTACCTTAATAATCTCAATAGAGTTATTTGGCATCATTGGTGAAGTTGTCACGTTTGCAGTTGGGGCTGTACCAATTTGGTAGTGGCAGTGTCCCAAAGAGCCAGCAATACGAATCATCGTAGTATTAGCACCAAAAGCAGTAGAAGCAACACTTGAGTTGGTCACTGAAAAAACTTGGGTTGTGCCAATAGCCGCAACACCATAGGCAACTTGATTAGGGTCTAATTGAAATGTTGACATTATTTGCCTCTCCCTGATTTCTTCATCATGTTAGTTGCGGTGCGCTGTCCACGCATAGGCATACCTTTTGGCTTGCCAACAGCAACCATAATGGTCACAGGAAGACCCTTTTTCTTGCCATATTCTTTTGCTTCTTTTTCGCCTTTTTCAGAGTAGGCAAACTTCTTTTTTCCAACCATCGGCATAGGATTTCCCCTTATTTAAGTAACTTACCAGCAACAAATGTAATTACGCCACCCGCCATAGAAGCGATGGTCATGCCCATCCAAAAGCCACCTTTAGACTTGTTTGCCAACTCAAGGAGTGACTTAACATCATTAGCCAATTGGTGAACTTCCACTTGCAGAGCCTCAACTTGGGCTTCTATTCTGCCAAAATCTCTCGCATCAATATCACTCATAACAATTGTTCCTTACGGGGTCTACCCATAGGTTTCTTCAAAGTTAGCGTCTGCCTTGTTCCATCAACCTTCTCAACCTCAACAACAGCAGAAGTATCAACCTCTGTGTATTCGGGATGTCTACGCATCTCAACAATGTCGTAGTCCTGTCTGAACTCAACAACATTACCTGATTGATTGCATCTGAACAAAGCCATATAAATCCTTAATGAAGAAAGGGGGGACAAGCCCCCCGATCTTTAAACCATACGGACAATAATAATGTCCATAGTGGCTGATGCCAAGTCTGCGGTAGAACCTGATTCGTTTTGGATACGGAATTTGACAGTATTGGCGGCTGAGACATAACCCGTCACAGTCAAACCAACCAAATCCACAGCCAAAGATGCACAAAGAACCATGTCACCCAAGGCAACGCCTGGAACTGTTACATCATCTGTTTCACCAGCACCATCAACTAATGAGCCAGCATTTAAAGTACAAACAACTGACCAAGTATCAGAGAATAAACCCCGAAAACTGTCATTACCTCTACGAGTCACAACTGCACTTGCTGTTGCCATAATATTTTCTCCTAATTAGTTTAAAAAAGTCCCCCCACCACTAGGGCAGGGGGCGCAACTGCAATTAGGCTGGCACTGCTAATGCAAACATTGCTGAAGACTTAGCGGCTCCAACAGTGGCGGCATTACGCAAGGCGGCAACACCATACAGTGTGTCAGAAGTGAACAATGTAGCAAGGTATTCTTGCTTGTATTGAACTTGTGAACGGATGCCAACTTGCTCAACCAGAACCATAGCGTCCTTGTGACCCATCAAGCAAACACGGGCGGCTCCTGAACCAGAAGTCGTATCAGCGTTGCTAGAAGTGAACACAGGGATACCATACAAGTTACCGATTTCACCAGTACGGATGGCAGTTCCATTACCCACAAAAGCCTGTTCTGTATAACGGGCAAGACCCATCAATGTGTTACGGCTTGAGGGAGGAATGAGGAAGAAACGATTGTCCATAGGAGTATCGTTGTCATCCAAACGCTGAATGGTGCGGCGAATTGACGCATCAGTTAAGGCAGACTCGTTGTTGTTTGCGGCAACATAGGCTGTCGTGCCATCACCACCAATGTAGGCGGCGGCATAAGCGGCGGCTCCTGCTGTACCACCATTTGCAGAACGACCCAACTGCACCAAGTCTGTATCGACTTGACGAGCCAAGGCATAACCTGCGTCTGAGGTATAGAAGTTACGCATAGAGTTCAGGGCTTGTGCCTCAACAATATCTTCGATCAAGCGGCTATATTCATAGTGCTTGTTGATAGATATTGTTACTTCTGACTCGGTAGCGGCAATCAAAGTAACTGCGGCTTCAGCGGCTTTAGCAGAAGCAGAACCACGGGTAGGTGCAGGAATGTGAATGGTGTCACCCTTCTTGCCCTTGAAGTTCATCTTCATAACCAAGTTTGCTAAAACGAGGTTCTTTTTATAAGCCGCTACGATTTCATCTGACCAAATATCAGGGATGAATTTTTCTGCGGTGGTTACTGTCACCGAATTGGTGGGGGAAAATGAGGTTGCCATGTTAAATCTCCAAAAAACGATAAGTTAAGTTATTTAACCCTACCTTCGGAATACGCTTGCATGATCTCATCACTCAAGGCTTCGTATCGGTTCGGGTCAGTCATCTTCAGCCGAATAAGGTCAGCCCTTCTATAAACTCTCTTGGAACTCTCTCCAGTACCACCTACATCAACTGCGGCGGCTTTAAGGTTAGTCTTGCGTTGGGCTTCGCCCGCATCGCTAGTCTGTTTAGCCTTAATACCCTTTAGTTGCTTGTAAGTCGATAACAACTCGTTTGCACTGTCATAGTCAAACTCACCATCAGCCTTTGCATACAACCCTAACCGAATAGGTGAAGATTTCACCCAATTCTGAAAGTCCGTATCTTGTGCAATCTGCCCAAAATCAGGATGGTCTTGCGCTAACTTCTGCTGAATCTGCATCCTTTTGAAGTCGTGAGCCGCTTGGCGACCCGCTACTACATCAGGGTGACTATCAACTGTCTTACGAATTGCCTCTTTTGGATTCTCAAAGAAATCTACTTCAGGCTCACTTTGCTCAATAGGTTGTTTGTTAGAACTAAGGTTTTGCTTTATGAGTTCATCTGCCAGTTTTCGGACTTCACCCACCTCTTGCGCCTGCTTACCAATCAACTTTTCAGCCTCTTGGTGCATTTTGATGACTTCATCTAAACTCTTTTGCCTGTATTTCTCAGGAAGTTCAGCGATAGTCGGTGCTTCGGGTAGTTGATTTTGTTCCTCAACTATGTCTAACTCACTTAGCGACTCGTCTTCTTTATCAATCAACATATTCTTCCTTTTTCCTGCCGTTATCGGTTCTAGGACATTAAACTCGGCATTTCTGCTTACGAGTTCTCTTTTTGCTCTTGCTTTAATTTGTCTGTGTGTTTCTTTTCAAATTTCATCCATGAAGACGGAAAATGACCAGACCACCCTTCCAAATTAACGCTTGGAGCACTTATGATGCGGTTGGCTGTCACACCGCAACTTGAACACCGAACTTCATCTGTCTCATAATCAGTGAGTTTCTCGGTGAGGTGTCCGCTTACGCAGACAAATTCATAAATTCTTTTCATTCAATTCCTCATACGCTTGAGTGCTGACCTGTTTAAGGGTTTTTAGCCACGTTAGGATAGAAAGTTCGCCTTTTTTGAATTGTAGGCTTTTTTCATCAGGGATTGTACTAATATTGTTCAAGGAATTAACCATGTTGTCAATATCGTCTATTAAGTCCTTCCACCCGTCTGTTCCCATCATTTCAAATCGGGCTTCATAGTAGTTTTGCAGTTCTGGTGTCACCAAGGAACTCCAGTAGCAGTTACAGGATTCTTCTGTGCATCAATCTGCGCTTGAAGACTAGCCTCTACCGCCTCTTTGTCTACGCCATTAGCCCATATCCAATCTAATACAGTTGCTTGCGTCAGATTAGCATAAGGGGTTGTAGGTGTTCCATCAGCCCATGAACTTGTAGAGTATGTAGATGCAGAGTAATCCCCATCTACTGCGCTTGCAGTCCAATGTGCAGTTGTTACAAACCCATTAGAGGTTTGGCGGTCTAGTTGTGTGATTGTCCAAGTAGTAGCCATTATTTGCTCTCCAAAGCCACGATTCGGGCGGTTAGTGCGTTGATTGTTTCGGCTTGTGTGTCGTTTATTGCTTTTAGTTCTTGCATTGCTTTAATAAGCATTGGTACAAACACGCTGTATTTAACCGACTTGGTTGTTGTTTCAAGGTGGTTTCCCTCTTCATCCTTGTCGGTTGCTTCCTCAACCATTGCAGGAAACACTTGCTCTAATTCTTGAGCAATAACACCAAGTTGTTTATGCGTTGGGTCAGACTTTAAATTGTAGTTACGCACTTTTACTTGCATTAAATCAGCAAGTTTTGGTGTGGCATCAACAATGTTTTCTTTTAGTTTTACATCAGACAAAGAACCATAACTGTTATTTACATTAAGAACATTACCATTTGCTCTAACTAAAAATTGTAAAGTGCCTACTTGGTAAGCCTCATAAAGGTTATATTCTGTAGTTGCACTTCCTCTAGCACATCTTGCAGTTATAACTGCATTGCTATAGTTACCAGCAGTTGCATAAAAATACCCAGTTCCAGATGATGCCCCTGATTGGACTACACCAAACTTTTCGTTACCAGTTTGTGATGTAGTCCCCACCAGCAAGTTACCATCTCTTAATGACATTGCATTAAAGTAAGCCGTACTTGCATTGATAGTGCCAAAACTAATCCGTTTATCGGTGTTGTCCCAACCAATAATTCCTCGGTTGTTGCCGTCAGTTAAGAGAGACATCTCTGCGTTTACACAGAACTTTGATGACGCAGTAGTTGTATTGACCAGCACATTACCAGAGGAGTCGATACGCATACGCTCGTTAGCACCATTTGTCTCAAACAAAATTGGTAAAGCAGTTGGTGTTCGTATTCCTAGATTGCTAGAGTTTGCATAAACATTTCCGTAAGCCGTGCCACTACTTTGAATTTCAATAAATCCAGCAGTTCCTTGACCATTTATAGTAACGCCACGATTATTTGCATTGCCAAAATTTGATGGAGAAGTAGTACCAACACCAATTTGTTGCCCAGTATCAACAGTAATCGCAGTAGTGCCAGCAGACTGCAAAGTTAGCGCAGTAGCAGATGCAGATGAAAGTGAACTGATAACTGGAGTGGTTAAAGTCTTGTTTGTCAGAGTATCTGTGGTAGCACGACCCACCAAGGTATCGGTAGATGTTGGTAGTGTCAGAGTACCAGTATTAGAGATTGTGCTGATTACAGGGCTAGTAAGAGTCTTATTGGTCAGAGTGTCTGTCGTTGCCTTACCAACTAAGGTATCGGTTGCCGCAGGAAGTGTGATGGTAGTTGTACCAGCCACCGCAGTTGCTTGCAATGTGGTTGTCCCTGAAGTGGAGCCAGAGATGTCAATCGCATTAGGTTTTAGGGTTACTGTCGTTGCCATATTTTTCCTTTATGGTGTTCCATTTGCAATAATATTAGTTGCTGAAGTAATCACTCCAGTTGAAGACATTGA